AAAATTTGCGTCAAAACAAGCATACCAAGTTATTAAAGGACACTATATCCCAATTGTTATGGGTAACATTACAGATGAATCGGACTTGACTATTGAGAAAAGAAAGTATTATCTTCAGACCTATGAATTTACAATGTTAGGTTTCTTAATTGATGAGGATGAATTTGAAGTTTCACCAGCAATTAACAGAGTTTTACAAGTTGTTGAATTAGATAAAGGAGTTTCAAGAAAACAGAAAAAAATAAATAATAATCCCGCTAGTACTAATTTAGATGTCCTATTTGTAGTGGGTAATAGTTTGATTTCTCAAAGATTTGATTACACGGTTAATTTAAATCTTGGTGAGACAAGTAATGTTAAAACCTTTGAAGTTTATATTAATAATTTGTATTATGGAGAAAATGTTGGAATAATCCAAGTTAATACAGGTGATGTTATAAAAATAGAAGTTACAAAGAATGATGACGGTTTAGAGTCAAAAATTCAATTCAATAACTTACTCCTTTAATTTTCCCCATAGACATCTTTCTTTGGTTTACAGTTATCTAAGATAAGTTTTTCTAAAAACCTATACATAACTACACCGTTGTTATCACAATATTTTTATAATATATCGTGAGTTTCAATTGATATCTTAAGATTCTTTATTTTTTTAATATTACCGTCCATAGTAGAAAATAGGTAGAAAATATTCTGCCCAATTTATAAATACATTGAATAAAGTCAAGTATTTTGTTTTTTTTTCAAATATTTATCTATAAAATAAATTAACTAACAAAAAATCTAGTAATGGCATCTAACAGTAAAGTTTTTGTATCTCCAGGTGTTTACACATCTGAAGTCGACTTAAGTTTTGTTTCACAAAGTGTGGGTGTTACGACTTTAGGTATTGTAGGAGAAACTCTAAAAGGTCCAGCATTTGAACCTATTTTCATCACAAATTTTGATGAATTCTCTACATACTTTGGTGGTACTTCCCCAGAAAAATTTGTGAATACACAAATCCCAAAATATGAAGCGGCGTATATCGCAAAATCATATTTACAACAATCAAATCAATTATTTGTAACTAGAGTTTTAGGGTTATCAGGATATGACGCAGGACCTTCATGGTCTATCTATACAGTGGCAAATGTTGACCCGACAACTGTAGCATTCAAATGTATAAATTCAGAACCGGCATCTCCCGAAACAGATTGTGAACCAATATGTTTGGAATACGAAACTATTCCTTTCATATTTGACTTTACGGGTTGTACTTCAGGTGTTGAAAGTATATCGTATACTTCATCATTACCGGCAATTATACAAGATAAATTAACAACTCCATTTGAATTGTTCAACGGAAGTGTTTCAAGTATTAACGCAAATCTTAAAAATCAAATCTACCAAACAATTTTAAACAATTCTTTGGTAAACTCTTCAGTATACTTCTACGGAGTAATTGAAGGTAATGACTATGATGGTTTGGTAACAACATATGGTACATCTAATTTGACAAATGTTTATGGAGTTGATGATGTTAGTTCTACAACGGCTGACTTATCAGACCCAAATAATGACCCTTGGTATTACTCATTATTTAATAATGTTGGTAACTCTGTTTACTCAGGTTCATCATTCTACACAACAATTGTTGATTTCGCAACAACAACAACTTCTTCAAATTGTGCATCATTCTTTAACTATAGTGTAAGTGGTGTAACAGGAGGAATTAATTATAATACTAACACAATTAACGTTATTTTACCATACGCTACTTTCTCATCTGTAACTTTAACAAATGTTATCAGTAACTTTAGTGCATGTACAACAGATATAACAGTTAGTTCGGTTCCACAACAAAGTGGTATAACAACTAATGATTTTTCAAGTGGTTGTTTAACATATGTGTTAACTTCTGAAGATTCTTCCGTTACGGCTGAATGGACTGTTTGTGTAACAATTGAAAATCCTTGTAACCCAGCGGTAACAGGAAGTACAGGTTCTCAAAACGCAAGTACATTTGTTACTTGTTATAGTGGAAGTATGATGGGTACAATTTATGTGTATTCAGGTACAGCTTACACTGACTTTGACGATTTAGTAATTGCTACTCTACGTTCAAGAGGTGTGGCTAATTACACTAACGATAACGGAGCGGTATATGAAGTATCAGGATTATCAGATGTTCAAATGGTATGTACTGGTCCATACAGTGGAATCAGTACAAATCCTTACGCAACATTTGGTTTGAATATTACAGGAAAAACTGGAACACAGTATTTCTTTGAAACTTCTTTCACTAACTCTGACCCAAAATATATTTCAAAAGTATTTGGTTCATCAAACTTTGGTAAACCAAAATCTGTTGTTCCATTGTTTGTTGAAGAAAGATATCAATCGTTATTAAACTACGGATATAAGAAAGGTTATATAAGGGGTTTAAATTGTGAATTAATTTCTTTACCTGATGCTAGACAAGGTTCTGACGGAACGTCAATCGGTTGGTACTTAGAACAATATCAATCACCAAGTTCTCCTTGGGTTGTGTCTGAATTAAGAGGTAATAAAGTTTATAACTTATTTAAGTTCACAACAATCGCTGATGGTAATTCTGCTAATATTGAAGTTAAAATTTCTATAGCAAACATTTCATTTAGTAACGGTACATTTGATGTATTAGTTAGGGATTTCTTTGATAGTGATGCGAATCCTGTAGTACTTGAGAAGTTTACTAATTGTGCTATGAATCCGAATGAAAATAACTTTATCGCACAAAAAATTGGTACTGTTGATGGTGAATATCAACTGAATTCAAAATATGTAATGATTACTATGAATGAAGATGCTCCGATAGACGCACTTCCTTGTGGTTTTGAAGGTTATTTAACAAGAGAATATGCAGGTGGTAAATCTCCATTCCCAATTTATAAAACTAAATATGACTATCCTGGTGAGGTTATTTATGACCAACCATTCGGTACTACAACAGGTGCGAATGATGCTAATATAAGTCCTGGAGATAATGTTAGAAGAACATATTTAGGTATTTCTGACACAATTGGGTATGACGTAGATTTTTATAATTATAAAGGTAAACAACTTCCATTAGATATTTGTAACGATACAACTGGTGACAATTGGGCGTATTTAACAAGAGGTTATCACATGGACATAAATGCTCAGTCAATCTTAATTCCTTCAGGATTTGCAACTGCGGGACAACCAAAGTTCTACGTGGGAAGTTCACCATTTACTACTGACCCTGAAAGTACAGATAACCAATATTATAGATTATTCTCTCGTAAGTTCTCATTATTATGTAATGGTGGATTTGACGGATGGGATATCTATAGAGAATCAAGAACTAACGTTGATAAATTTGTGTTAGGTAGAGCAGGGTATTTAAATGGAGCATGTTCTTCAATCAAATACCCAAATGCTACAGGTTGGGGAGCGTTTAAACAAATCTCAGTAGGTGATAACACTATTGATTGGGGTAATACTGACTATTACGCTTACTTATTAGGACAAAAGAGTTTCTCTAACCCTGAATCAGTTAACATTAACGTGTTTGTTACACCTGGTATTGACTATGTAAACAATAGTGACTTGGTTGAATCAGCAATTGAAATGATTGAATATGATAGAGCTGACTCATTGTACATCTGTACAACTCCTGACTACCAAATGTTTACACCGTCATCTTCAGACCCAACGGATTTAATATATCCAACTGAAGCGGTAGATAATTTAGATGGTACAGGAATAGATTCTAACTACACAGCTACTTACTATCCTTGGGTACTTACAAGAGATTCGGTAAATAACACTCAAATCTACCTTCCAGCAACTGCTGAAGTTTGTAGAAACTTAGCGTTAACCGATAACATTGCATTCCCTTGGTTCGCAGCGGCGGGTTACACTCGTGGTATCGTAAATGCTGTTAAAGCACGTAAGAAGTTAACACAAGAAGATAGAGATACTCTATACAAAGGAAGAATTAACCCAATTGCCACTTTCTCAGATGTAGGAACAGTAATTTGGGGTAATAAAACTCTTCAAGTTAGAGAATCAGCTCTTGACAGAATCAATGTTAGAAGATTGTTATTACAAGCTCGTAAATTGATTTCAGCAGTGGCAATTAGATTATTGTTTGAACAAAA